AATAACTACGGCACAGTTACAGGCACAGGAAGTGTACTAGGTGTTTGTGTAGCAGATGGAATTAATGACGGTATATTTGCCTGTAGAAAACCATCGTCAGGTAATAACTATTTACACAAATGGAATAACTCTAGTTCAGCTTGGCAAGCAATAACTACGTCAGGTTCACCTACAATGGTAGGTGTAAGTAAAGTTAGATTTTCAAGACTTAACTTTGGTACTCCAAAAATAGTATTAACAGATGGTATAAATCCTGCAGCTACTTATGACGGTACAACATATACACAGATTACTCATTCAGATGCACCAACTGATCCAAAGTTTTCTGCAATATTTCAAAACCATTTATTTTTAGCAGGTGATCCTGCACACCCAACTAAATTATTTTTTAGTGCGCCACTAGCAGAAACAGACTTTGCGTCAGCTAATGGAGCAGGAGTAATAAACGTAGGTTTTCCTATAGTTGCTATCAAATCATTTAGAAACGAACTATTTGTATTTGGATCAACTAATATTAAAAAACTAGGTGGTACTGCATTAGCTAACTTTGCATTACAAACTGTTACGGAAGACCTTGGGTGTTTAGCTACAGATAGTGTTATAGAAATTGGTGGTGACTTACTATTTTTATCTCAAGATGGTTTACGTCCTATTGCAGGTACAGCTAAAATTGGTGACGTTAATTTAGAAACAGTATCTAAAAACATCCAGTCTATTTTTACTGACATTGTATTTGACATTGATCTTGATACTCTTAATGCTGTAGTAATTAGACAAAAGTCACAGTTTAGATATTTCTTTGGTGCAGCAGACTCACAAGGTATTATAGGTGGATTTAGACAAACACCAAACGGTTTGCAGTTTGAATATAGTCAGATGCTAGGTATTACAGCTACGTGTGCAGATAGTGGTTATATAGGACAAAATGAATTTGTACTGCATGGTACTTCAGATGGTAAAGTACAACAACAAGAAAGTGGTAATAGCTTTGCAGGTGATCCAATCTTTAGTATTTTTCAAACTCCTTTTTATTATTTACAAGACCCTGAACAAAGAAAAATATTTTATAGTGTAGCTACATATTTACGATCTGAAGGTGATAATTCAATAGTATTATCTACTGTATACGATTACGAAGATGTAGATACATTAAATCCAACAAACTTTAATTTAACAACAACAGGTACAGCAGCATATTATAATGAAGCATTATATAATAGTACCGCAATATTTGATGGTAATCCATCACCAGTACAACGAACTAACATTGAAGGATCAGGCAAATCCGCATCTTTAAAATTCGTTACTAATGACACAAGTGCATCACACAGTATACAAGGTCTAGTGATTACATTTGGAGTAGGAGACAGGTTATAACATGGCAGGTTATTCAAGACAATCAGCAGCCGATATTATCGCTAATGCGGTTATTAAAGCTGCACCAGTAAACGCAGAGTATAATGCTCTACGAGATGCGTTTGCTTTATCAGGTGGACACAAGCACGATGGTAGTTCTACTGAAGGTGCATACGTACCTCTTATAGCTGACAGTGATGCATTAAACAAAGTTGTAATAGATACTAGTAACAATAGAATAGGTTTTTTTAGTGAAGTAAGTGGGTCAGCAGTAGAACAACTTAGAATACAAGACGGTGCTATTGTTCCTGTAACTGATGATGATATTGACATTGGTACATCTTCACTTAAATTTAAAGACCTGTATGTTGACGGTGTAGGCTATATAGACTCTGTTACTGTGACAGGTGCAGCTACATTTTCTAATATAGATATTAACGGTGGTGCAATAGACGGTGCAACTATCGGTGCAGCTTCAGCAGGTGCAGGTACATTTACTGATCTTACTGCCACAGGAACTACAACAGTAACTACAGCAGATATTAACGGTGGTAACATAGATGGCACTACCATAGGTTCTAGTAGTGCAGGTGCAGGTACGTTTACTAACCTAACAGCCTCTGGCACAACTACAGTTACAACTGCAGACATAAATGGTGGTAATATTGATGGTACAACTATTGGTGCTTCTAGTGCTGCAGCAGGTAGCTTTACAACTGTATCGACATCTGGACAAGCTACACTGGCAAGCGTTGATGTTAACGGTGGTAATATTGACGGTACTATTATCGGTGCGTCAAGTGCTGCTGCTATAACAGGAACAACTATTACAGGTACAAGCCTTGTAGGTACAGTTACAGGTAACGTCACAGGAAACTTAACAGGTAATGTTACTGGTAATGTGACAGGTGATTTGACAGGTAATGTAACTGCAGGTTCAGGTACATCTACATTTAACAATGTAACAGTCAACGGAACACTAGACGTTACAGGTACAACAATTGCTAACGTTACTGATCCCAGTAATGCACAAGATGCTGCGACAAAAAATTATGTTGACACAGAAGTAGCTGCTCTTGTTGACTCTGCACCTTCTGCATTAAACACTCTAAACGAATTGGCTGCAGCATTAGGTGACGATGCAAATTTTAGTACAACTATTACAACTAGTATAGCTACTAAGTTACCACTTGCAGGTGGCACTATGTCTGGTGCTATAGCAATGGGTACAAATAAGATTACAGGCTTGGGTGATCCTACAGCTAACCAAGATGCAGCAACTAAAAAATATACAACCGATACATTTTTACCATTAGCAGGTGGAACGTTAACAGGTGCAGTAGATGCAGGTAGTAATAAAATTACCGCAAGTTATACACCAAGTGCAAATTCGGACTTGACAACGAAGACATATGTTGATAGTATTCTGGGATCAAGTACTGCAGCAGCAACATCAGCTACAGCAGCCGCTACCAGTGCTACAGCCGCAGCAACAAGTGCAACTAATGCAGGTAATAGTGCAACAGCAGCAGCTTCTAGTGCAACCTCTGCAGCAGCTAGTTTTGATTCGTTTGATGACAGATACCTTGGTGCTAAATCATCTGCACCTTCTACAGATAATGACGGTGATGCTCTTCAGGTAGGAACTCTTTATTTTAATACTACTACAAACTCTATGCAAGTTTATGGTAGTTCAGGTTTTACCGCAGCAGGGTCATCTGTAAACGGTACATCAAATCGTAATACATATACAGCCACAAGTGGACAAACTACATTTTCAGCTACATACGATGCAGGATTTGTAGATGTTTATTTAAATGGTGTAAAACTATTAGCAGGTACAGATTTTACTGCTACGTCAGGTACAGCAGTTGTACTGGCATCGGGTGCTACAGCAGGAGATATTGTAGACATTGTAGCCTACGGTACATTTACGTTGTCAACCCATTATACAAAAACAGAAAGTGATGCTCGTTTTGCCCCAATAGACGATCCCATTGCTTTTGCTATTGCGTTAGGATAAGGATTAAAAAATGGCTAACACTTTTAAAAACGCAGTTAGTTCAGCAATAGGCACATCTCAGACAAGTGTTTATACTGTACCTGCGTCTACCACATCAACAGTCATAGGTTTGACTGTATCAAATATACATTCATCTGATATTACGGTGGATGTAGTTATAACTGACACCTCTGCTTCTGCTAGTGTGCACATAGTAAAGGCAGCTACTATTCCAGTAGGAGGAGCACTAGTTCCGATAGGTGGTGATCAAAAAGTAGTATTAGAAACTGGTGATATAATTAAGATTACAAGTAGTGCAGCTTCAAGTGCAGATGTTATAGTTTCTGTACTACAACAGACGTAAGGGAGAATATAGATGTCATATATAGGAAATCAACCTGCACCAGTAAATGTTGGTAGTTCTAATATTTCTGATGGTGCTATAGTTAATGCTGATATTAATACAAATGCATCTATCGCTATAAGTAAACTTGACGGTGTTACAGCAACTAATACAGAACTTAATATACTTGATGGTGTAACAGCAACGACTGCCGAGTTAAATTATGTAGATGGTGTAACATCAGCAATACAAACTCAAATAGATGCTAAATCACCTGTAGCAAGTCCAACGTTTACAGGAACTGCAACCGCACCAACAATTAATGCTAGTACAGCATTACAAATTGGTGGTGTTGCTATTACCTCTACAGCAGCAGAACTTAATATACTTGATGGTGTTACAGCCACAGCAGCAGAGCTTAACTATAACGATATTACAACTTTAGGTTTATCTCAAGCAAGTAAAGCTGTAACAGCAGATGCTAACGGTGTTGTAAGTTTTGACAATGGTACAATAGAAGAAAGTACAGCAATTACATCTAGCTCAAACGCAGCAACGATTAATTTACGTGATGGTAATGTATTTACACATACACTATCTGAAAACGTAACTTATACATTTAGTAATCCTGCTGCATCTGGACGTGCTTCAGCATTTATTTTAAAGATAACTCAAGATAGCACAGCAAGAACAATTACATGGCCTGGAAGTGTAGACTGGGCTTCTGCAACTGCACCTACAATTACTGCAACAAACGCAGGTGTTGATGTATTTGCATTTCTTACAGTAGATGGTGGAACTACATATTATGGGTTCACTTTAGGTCAGGCAATGGGATAATAATATGACAGCTTCCAAAATTGTAGCAGCAGCAGCCTCTGGCGTAGGTGGTGCAGGTCCAGATGTAGATGAAGTATATGCTATTCGTATGTGGGAAGGCACAGGTGGTAGTCGAACAATTACCAATGATATAGATTTGTCAGGTGAAGGTGGATTAGTTTGGATAAAAAAATATACAGCTAGTGATAATCATGTTCTTATTGATACAGTACGAGGGGCTACAAAAAACCTCAGATCAAATGGAGATACTGCAGAAGGTACTGAAATTAATACTGTAGATAGTTTTAATAACAATGGATTTACCATGGGTGCTGATGGCTTGGTAAATGAAAATAGTTCTGGGTATATAAATTTTACATTTCGTAAAGCGGAAAAGTTTTTTGATATTGTGCAATATACTGGAAATGGATCAAATAGGGCAATAGATCATAACCTTGGTAGTGTTCCTGGTATGATGTTATTTAAAAAAACGAGTGGGCCACAAAACTGGGCAGTTTATCATAGGGGTGCGAATGGTGGTAGTAATCCAGAAGATTATTATTTCAGACTAAATCAAAATATTACACAAGTTAATGACACCAATCAATTTCAAAGTACAGCACCTACAGCTACTCAATTTTTTCTTGGAACTGATTCAGATACAAATACAAATGGTCAAACTTACATATGTTATTTATTTGCTCATAACGATGGTGATGGTGGCTTTGGTGAAAACGGTAATGCTGATATTATTAAATGTGGTTACTACACAGGTAATAGTAGTTCAGGATCAGAACCTGTAATAAACTTAGGTTTTGAACCACAGTGGATACTATTTAAAAATACTGACACTGCATCAGATTGGTTTATGTATAATACCCAACAAGGATGGAGAAATAAATTAAGTAGTGATAAAGATTTTTCATTAGCAGCAAATTCAAGCAGTGCTCAAAATGGTACCTCTGGTGCTGCTGAAGCAGGAAATCCAACTTCAACTGGTTTTGATCTTAGGGGTTGTGGTCTTACTGCTATAAATGCTACAGGAGATAATCATATTTATGTAGCAATTCGTAAAGGTTCATTAAATGTACCTACAAATGCAACTAAAGTATTTGGTGTAGATACAGACGCAACTGGAGGAAGTACCCAAGAGAATTTTAGACCACATCTATGTGATATGGCATGGTTTGCAAAACTAGATGGACATTCTAGAAATGTTCAAGTAGCAGATAGAGTAAGAGGTTTTCACCAAACAAACCAGACTTCAGATGATAATTATACTAGTCCTACTCTTATTACTAATGCTAACGATTCTGAATTTACTTCTGGTAATGCAATTTTTCAAAATACAACAACTAATCCTCAAACTTTTCCAGTAGTTAGAGTACAATCTCAAGGCGGTAATTTTTGTTTATGGAGTTTTAAAAGAGCACCTTCTTATTTTGATATAGTGGCATATGAAGGAACGTCATCGGCTCAAAATATAACACATAACCTTGGCGTTAAACCTGAAATGATGTGGATAAAATCTAGAGCAAACGCTAATAGTTGGATAGTTTATCATAAACAACAAGGTGCAACTAAACGTGCTTTTTTACACAATGATCAAGCTTTTGATTCAGGTTCAAGTATATTTAATGACACCGAACCAACTGCAACACAATTTACCGTAGGCACTGATAGCAATACAAACTCTAGTGGTCATAGCTTTGTTGCTTATTTATTTGCAACTGCAGACGGTGTATCTAAAGTAGGAAGCTATACTGGTAATGGTGGAGAACAAACTATAGACTGTGGTTTTACTAGTGGTTCTAGACTTGTTATGATCAAAAGAGCAGATAGTACAGGTAACTGGAGACTTTTTGATACTGCTAGAGGCATATCTTCTACTAAAGCAGAAATGTTACGGTTAGATACAACGGATGCTCAAGTACCAAATGCAGGTTCAGCTTCTCAAGTTTATCACAATCTTGTTGAACCTGCAAACTCAGGATTTTTAGTAAATGCTACTGCTGCGTTAGAAGTAAATACCAGTAGTGTGCCATTTATTTTTTGGGCGATTGCATAATCAACTGACGAAAGGAGAATCAACTGATGTCAGAATATAGAGAAAGAAAAACAGGTGAAGTTAAAACACAAGGTGAATGGAGAGCAGCCTTTAAAAATATGTCTCTTCCAAAGGTTTGGAACACTAATGTCTGTGATGCTTTAAATCTAGACCCAGTGTTTGCATCTCCTGCAGCTACAACAACAGCATATCAAACAAGTGTGCGTGATGGTGTTGAGCAAGACAGCAACGGCAACTGGGTTGAGAAGTATGTAGCAAGGGATATGTTTGCTGATACAACTGAGGATGGCGTTACAACCACCAAAGCAGAGCACGAAGCTGCATATCAGGCAACGCTAGATGCAAGAACAGCCGAAGGTCACAGAGCCACACGAGATGCCAAACTTGCAGAGACAGACTTCTATGCACTGTCAGATGTTACAATGTCAGATGCTATGACAACATATAGACAGGCATTACGTGATCTACCTGATCATAGCAACTGGCCTAACTTAGAAAGTGATGACTGGCCTACAAAGCCGTAATAAATAGAGGATAGACAATATGGGTAAACCTAGAGATTTAGCAAACGTAGTTGCTACTGGAAATATATTAGCTGACGGTGCAGTAGCTCCTGCTGAATTGACAGGTGTTACATCTACAGCAGCAGAGATAAACATACTAGATGGAGTAACTGCAACTGCAGCAGAGTTAAACATCATGGATGGTGTAACTGCTACCACTGCAGAACTTAACCATGTAGACGGTGTTACATCTAATGTGCAAACACAGATGGATACTAAAGCACCTGTAGCTGATCCTACGTTTACTGGCACTGTTACTGGTCCTACTATTAATGCTTCTACAGCTTTACAGATAGGCGGTACAGCAATTACAGCTACGGCTGCAGAGTTAAACAAGATGGATGGTGTAACTGTCAGTGCGTCTGACATAAACTCTGTGACTTCAAAATCTCCTACTGCTGATCCTACATTTACTGGTACTCTAGCTGCACCTACTATTAATGCTTCTACTAAATTGCAAGTAAATGGCACAGATGTAATTACCAATGCTAGACAACTTAGTAATATTGCTAGTGTAGATGCTACAACTGCTGCTGCAATTACAACGGCAGGAGTTGGTGGTGCTAATTCATTTGACGCCACTGCATCAGGTGCTTTAGCAAATGGTGACCCTGTTATACTCAATGCAAATGGTACGGTAAGCAAACCTGCCGTTACTCAAAGTGTAAATGATCCTGCAACATTAGGTTATACCAACGCAACATTATTTAATAGTCAAGGTACATCAAGCGTAAGTGCAGCTTACAATTCTGCTTCAAGTGGAAATGGCAAGGGTGCATTTATGATTGTATTTAAAGATACATCTGACGGTAATCAGTTTAAAGGTAATACAATGACAATTCGCAGCGATGGCGAATTAAATGTTGAAGGTGAGTTTACTATAGATAGTGTACAAGCACAAAATGATGATGACGCTGACATTGTTTATGACCCAAACCAAAATAAGTTTTTAGTTGTTTATACTAGAGGTACTTATATGGATGTTAAAGTCAGAAGATTAGAAGGTGATAATGCAAGCAATCCAAGAAGTTATTCAGTTGGAGCTTTTAGTACGATTGCTCAAGTAAGTTCTGGCGAAGGTCACAGAAGACCTAGAATTGCTACTAATGGTAGCGGTGGTTTTGTGTGTATATATTCAAAAGGAAGTGGTTCCGAATTATATTGTAAAGGTTTTACTGATATCGGAGGCTCTATGACATTTGGGAGTGAAACCCAAATATCAAACAATACAGTTTCTCAAGCTAGTTTAGTTTATGATAGTGCTAGTTCAAAATTTGTTGCATCATTTATTGAAACTGGAGATAGTGGTAAAATAAAAACTAATGCTATTGGTTTAAGTGGCACATCTGCATCAGCCGCTTCAAGTCAAGCTGTTAGTGGTGTTACCAGTAGCAGTACTTATTTAAGTGCTGTTTACACTACGGGTGGTAAAGTTGTTTTAGCTTTTAGAGATAGTAGTAATAGTAGTTATGGCTCAACAGTAGTTGCCACTTATAATTCAAGTAGTAATTCTTATACCTATGGTTCTGTGCAAGTTTTCAATGCTGCAAACTCGCAATACCCTTCTATAGGATATGATAGCAATTTAAATAGGGTAGCTATTTTTTATAAGGATGGAGGTAATAGCGGTCTTGCTTCTCTTAAACATGCCTCTGTGGGAACTAACTCTTTAACATTTCAATCTAACGCAGCAAAAGTATTAAGCAGCGCAGGAGACACTGTAGATAGAAAAAGTGAAAGACTTCCTTTCAGTGGAATAAATATGGGTAATGGTTATGATGATAATAAAATACTTGTTCCTTGGGTAAATACTAACCCTCAAGGCAGAGTAAATGTTGCAAATTTAGGTTCATCATCGACAAGTCTTACAGCAACAAACTATATTGGTATAGCTGATGCTGCTTATTCTGATGGTGCAACAGCAACTGTTCAAACTCAAGGTGCGATAGATGATGCTCAATCAAGTATGACAATTGGTGCAAAACAATATGTGCAAGGTGATGGAACAATAGCAGGTACGGCAGACACACCATCTGTTGAGGCAGGGTTAGCACTCTCAGCAACAAAGCTATTGGTCAAAGGTTAATGAACAACATCACCCTCACAATAGAACAGATAGAAGAGATGCTAGACAAAGCAGCTAGACGTGGAGCTAAAGAGGCACTACGTTCTATTGGGTTACTTGATGATGATGCACAAAAAGATATTATAGAAATGAGAAGTTTACTAGAAGCATGGCGTGATACACGTAAATCGTTCTGGTCAACTGTAGTTAAATTAGCCACTGTCGCACTGCTAACATTTATTGCAGGTGCAGTGTGGATGACAATGGGTAAATAAGGAATAGATTATGGTTTATAGTTTTGGTAATACTCCTGTAGGAAATTTAAGTAACAGCACTACTGGCAGTGGCATGTCTTTTGGAAATACTCCTGTAGGAAATTTAAGTAATAGTAATACACAAGCACAAGATAATAATCCAAATGCAGGTGATGGTGGTGGTCCACCTAATACTACTGGAGCAAGCAGTGCATCTAGTTCTGCACCTGTAATAATAAATAATAACGATGACGATAATGATAACAATAATAATAATGACAACAATAACAACGATAACAACGAAAGTTCAACTACAACTACAGACACAACTACAACTACAGAGCAAACAGGATTTACTCTAGACCCTGATTATGCTCAATATGTAGGACAAGGAACAGACCGTGTTGTAGATGGTATAGCAATACCTGATTGGGTAGATAATGATTATTTAGATAGTTATGTTAATTCTGCTAAAAGCGGTAATCCACGCCCACCTAATACACGAGAAATGACTGAATTAATTACAGGTATTCCTATTGAACAACTATATGCACAATTAGATGTTTCTCAATGGTCAAAATTTACAAATCTAAGCAGCAGTCTTTTATATGGTGTTGTAGGTAGTAACACTGATACACGTGATTGGCAAGCTATTACAACAGCAGCTACAGACCCTACTACAGGGAGTATTGACGCAAACAAATTTGTTTCAGCTACACAAATTGCTACGTCACAAATGTATGGTGGTACAACCGTAGCTTACACATCTGGTAAGGATAAAAATGGTGATCCATTACCTCCTGCTTTATACGTTGTGGCTGCAGATGGGCGATTATTAACAAGTCTTTCTCCTAATGTTGATTCAATGACAACTACATTACAAAATTTTGGTGTACAAAATGTGTCTTGGGTTGATGATGTAAGTGCAATTATGGGTAAGGATTTGGATCAATATAAATCTGCATTTGATAAATTAAAAGAAACATACAATCCTTTTAAAGATGTTACAGATTTATTTAATGTACAAGGGTTAACTACAGGGCTATCAAAATCTGGAGCTTCTGTCGTAACTAATGAAACTATTAGTGAAACAGGTGCAGGAACAGAAACTACACAGGTAGGTACAACAGGAACGCAAGTAACAGGACAAACAGGTGCAGAAAATATTGCAGGTACTTCTAATGTAGTTACAGCAGATATGACACAACAAACTTTACCTCAAACTGTGTCTTATTCGTTACCACAAGGTTATACTGGATCAGGTTATTTACCTAATACAATGGGTACAACTCAAACAGGTTTACCTACAATAACACCCATGACAGGAACATTTACTAAACCTGCAGGTACAGGTATGATGACAGCTACACCAAGTCAACAATACACTGTAGGTAGTACAGCCCCTCAACAACAACAACAAGCAACTGCTACACCACAATATGATGTACGCATGTATCGTAATAATGCAGGTATGACAACAAGTATAACATTTGTAAATGGTAAACCCCAAACACCAATTCCTTCTGGTTTTTATCCTGTAGGACAACAACCTGCAAATCAAACACCATTTGTGCCACAAGTTAATACAACACCTGCGCCTACAGTTACGCCTGTAACTGGCTATACTCCCCAGTTTAATATGGCGCAGGGTGGTATTGTACCTGAGTTACCTAGACCTTCAGGTAAAAAGTTTGGTGGATTTAAACCAGAGGCAGAAGAACGTATTGCACAAAGCCTTGGCTATACAGGTGACATGGAAGAGTTTGATAAGTTCTTAGAAGAAAATCCTGAGAAAAAAGAAGAGATGGACAAGTACACTGAGACAGCTAAACAAATGGCTGAAGGTGGAGCAGTTCTAAAAGCACAAAGCGGTGTAGATGTTACAGGTGCAGTTAATACTGGTAATGCAACAACAGTATCACTGCAACAGTACGATCCTCGTGCTCTTAATCAACAGTTTATTCCACAACAACCTAGTTTTACTGGGCAAGATATTACTCAAGTACAGGCAACATTAGCTAAGACCCCAGGATTACCTACAGGTGCAACTGTAGTTCCTGTTGGTACACAACTTGAAGCAGGTCAAATTGTATCACCTTATTCTGGTCAGGTAGCAGGTTCACTAGCACTACCTACAGGTCTTGCCTCCACTGAGCAAGCTTTCTTGCCAACACAAACACCAACTACAATGATGTCTCCAATAGAGGCTTCAGGTGCAATAGCTGCAACAGCAAATCAAACACAAGCTGCACAGTTAAGTCAGATAGCTCAAATAAATGCTGCACAAAATGTGGGTACATCTGTATCTAATGTAGAAGCTGCTCAAGGTACAGGTATATTAATGAACAATCCTGTACAAAGACAGATACAGGACGGTGAGCTTATATCTGGTGTAGCTAATGCGGAGACTGCAGCTAAATTTAATGAAGAAATACAGGCTGCAACTGCTACACCTACTAAGCAAGCTACTGTACAAGGGCAACTAGAAGGGTTGATGGCTCAATTTGAGGGTGGTAATACACCTGCATGGGCAGCAGGATCAATGAGAGCCGCTACAGCTACAATGGCTGCACGTGGATTAGGTGCATCTAGCTTGGCAGGTCAGGCTATTATACAGGCAGCTATGGAAGCTGCATTACCTATAGCACAAATGGACGCACAGGTAACTGCACAGTTTGAACAACAGAACTTGTCAAACAGACAACAACGTGCTATACTTGCTGCACAACAAAGAGCACAGTTCTTAGGTCAAGAGTTTGATCAAGGCTTTCAGGCACGTGTAGCTAACTCAGCACGTATTGGTGACATTGCAAATCAAAACTTTACAGCAGAGCAACAAGTAGCATTAGAGAACTCTCGTATAGCAAACACCATGAACCTCACTAACCTGTCTAACTCACAGGCTAGAGTAATGGCAGAAGCTGCTGCATTAGCTAACATGGACATGGCTAATCTAAACAATAGACAACAAGCTGCTGTACAAAATGCACAGAACTTTTTACAGGCTGATCTAACTAATTTAAATAACAAACAGTCTACAGAATTGTTTAAGGCTCAACAACGTATACAGTCTTTGTTTACAGATCAGGCCGCACTTAACGCTGCACAGCAATTTAATGCAACGTCACAAAACCAAACCGATCAGTTCTTTGCGCAGATGCAAAACCAGACTGCTCAGTTTAATGCATCACAGGCAAATGCACAGGCACAGTTTAATGCAGGTCAGGTTAATGTTATTGAAAGATTTAATGCTGAAATAAATAATCAGCGTGATCAGTTTAATGCTACCAATAGATTAGTGGTTGATCAAGCTAATGCTCAATGGCGTAGACAAATAGCTACAGCAGATACAGCAGCCGTAAATCGTGCTAATGAAATAAATGCACAGTCACTATTAGGATATTCACAACAAGCTTATAATAATCTGTGGCAGTTTTATAAAGATAATATGCATTGGGCATGGACATCTGCGGATAATGAGCGTGATAGATACGCAAGAATTGCTATAGCTCAACTGCAAGCAGACACTGAAAAAGAAATTGCAAACTTTAAAGCAGATGCAGAATTTTCAAGTGGCTTTGGTAGTTTAATTGGTAAGATACTGACCACAGATTTATCTGGATCGTTTTTAGGTGGTCTATTTTAATTATTAAGGAAATAAAATGAACGTAGCAAAAGTAGCATATAAAAACTTAGAAATGTCTAAAGCAAAATCTGCTCCTAAAGGTGGGGGGTTGTTAGCTAGAGATGTTTCTGAAAATACAGACACTAAAAATTTAGAACCACGTAAGAGGGTGGCTATGTATGTTGCGGAACTACGCAAAGCAAGACAAGGATTGAAAGATGGCTGATTTACCAGAAGTATTAATAGATGCACCGATTGCAGGTCAGTCTCTTACTTCAGAGGTAGGTGGATGGCCTTGGGAACAACCTCCTCAGTATTCTACTGTGGAAGAAGCACTAGAGTTTTATGTACCCAGACTAACTGAACCTACATTACAGAATGAATTAATGGATGTAATAGAAATGGGTTTACCTTTGACTACAATTGCTAACTCTTTACAGCAAGGCGCAGTCATGCAGGGCAAACACAGTTTAGATGTAGGTATATTGGTGATGCCTGTGATTATGGAAATGCTTGCATATCTTGCAGAAGAACGAGGTGTAAAGTTTAATATGGGAACTAATGTAGAGGTAGACGATAGTCCTTCTGGTGTTGCAGTTAAACTAGCTCTTAAAAAATTAAAGGCTAAAGAAGGTGAACCTGAAGAAGAGCCTGAAGAAGAAATAGTAGAAGAACCTACAGGTGGGTTGATGTCTAGGAGAACGGTATAATGGGTTTTAATCTTGGTGCATTTATTGGTGGTATGTCACGTCAGATAGTCTCTGACATTGAGGCAGATGAAGCGTATGATCAACAGCTAGGCTTGTTTAGAGAAAAACAAAACATACTTAGTAGTAATGAAATAGAAAAAGAACGAAGGCTAAAAGATTTAGAACTTCAAAATAAAATAAAGTCATTAAAGTTTGCAGGGTATGATGATGCACGTGCTTCACAAATTGCAATGTCAGGTGACTATGCAGTTGAAAGATCATTAGCTGTAGCTGAAAAAGTTAGTCAGGTTGGTGGTGATGTTAATACTTACTACAAACTTGCAGATAATTCACCAGAAAACATGGACGCTTTAGAAAGTGAGATAGAAGGTATAACAGGTACAGCTAAAAAGGTATCTACTGGTGTTGCAGGTTTTGATCCTGAAATGATGGCTGACCTTTATGAAAAACCAAAAGAGGTTGACGGTTCTTATGGCGCAGCAATAGCTAGAGTAAGTCAAGAGCAAGCATTACTTGATCCGTCCTCAAAAGAATGGGCTAGTTTAGAAGAAAAAAGACAACAGTATTTAAAAGACCTGTCTGAATTAAAACAGGCAGAGTTAAAAAAGGACGGTACAGTTACACCTTCTTTTGATGTGAATACAATTGAGCCTGTAGTAAACTCAGTACAACGCAGAAAAATGAGTAAGTTAAAAATACAGGTAGACTTTAAAACTGGTCTTGAAAAAAGAATGTCAGGTGATGAGGGTAGATATGGTGTTGCCCTACTGCAAACAGTAAATGAACTACAAGGTACGTATGGAAATTTAAATGACGCTTTGATGACAGATAAAATTGCGTACAAGCGACAAGAAGCTATGGAAGAATTAAAACAGTATGCGTTAAATCAATCTAACTCGTATGCTAAAAATCCAAAAATGCAAACGGCTGTTAAGGTAGCGTCAAGCGATACAGAGTTTATGGAAAATATATTAAAAGGAGAGTACAAAGCAGGAGATGTAGTTCAGTACACAGATACTAACGGTCAACTGCAGATATTTGTATACACAGGTATAGAAGGTGATGACATAGTCGTAGGTATAAACTAGTATGGCAGAGCAACAAAATTTATTAGATTTAATACGGTCAAAAGAAAGGGGTTCAGAGGCATCTGTTCCCCTTATTGACATTGAAAAACCAGAACCTAAAGTAGAACAGAATAGTTTATTAGATTTAATACGGTCAAAAGAAGTTGAGTCTGTAAATCCTAGTCCAGTTATACAGGATCAGCCTACTCAAAAAAGAGTTATAGAGCCTTTAGTTATACCCAAAGAAACAACAGAAGATCAGGCGTTGGCATTACAGCTTGCACCTGCTGAAGCTCGTGAAGAAGTTCTAGAAAATATACAGCCTACCGTTGAGGATCAAACAGATCAAATGCTATCAACAACTCGTGTAGAGAAATCGGAAGATTTATTTGACACTATCTACGAGATGGCTAACGATATAGAAAATATGTCAGACCAAGAATTTATGGATGAGTATGGAATATCTAAAGAGGAAGGTAAAAGAGAAGACGATAAGTTCATGGCTCAGATAGGTACAAATACAGCCGAACAAATGCGTGAAGATTTTAAAAGTGGGTATCAAGCATACGGTGCGTTAGATATATGGATAGCAAACAAAGTAGATGGTGACGCAGACAACATGCGAACACTATTAAATGTAGGTAGGGCTATGTCTTATATAACTAGTGGTACAGTAGATGGTATTGAAGAAGGTCTTACAATTTTAAATGATCAGGGTGAAGGTTATATACCTATGTTCGGAAGGTTTCTTTATAAAGGTCTAAATAAAGCTATGAGTGGTAGACTTGGTGCTGCTAGGAATGAAGAAGAGTTAGCAAATAGAATAGCAGGTAATATGGGTGCATTTTTTGAGTTCAGTGAAACAATACCTGCATTGGGTAGAGTTACGTCAGCTATAAATGTTGCATATTCATTAGCACCAAAACGTGCAGCAGCAGGACTTGCTAAAACATATAAGAAAGAACAGAAGCAATTAAAACGTGCAGAGCGTATGAGTCCTGAACGTGCAGAGATGGCAACACGTGAAGCTACAGCAGACAAACAAAACTTAGCGGCACAAGTAGCAGCAGAAAATGCTGACATGATGGAAGACATGATACTGCAAACTGAAAAGAAGCTAAGTGACAGGGCAGGTGAAGAGGTAAGTATATCAAAAGTAGTTGATGGTGTGCTTGTGCTAGACACAAAGAAAGCAAGAGAGGTAGGTAAACAAACTACACAACGAATTGCTGACGCTGAGAGAACAAGTAGAAAACAGGTAGCCACTGGTTCAGCAGATATTAGAATGAGTGAGTTTGCAGAGCTTGCAGTTGGTGGTGACGAAATAACCATACCTATATTAAAACCAGAAAAGTTGGATGGTATAGTAGCCATAGCAAGTGACTACAAAAGAAAATTTAAAAACGATTGGGATGAGTCGGATACAGTCATAGACAATTTATTTAGACTAACAGTTTCAAAAGACATTGAGCTTGACGGTCAAGATTTAATAGACGATTTAGATAAGTATGGTCTATCATTTGAGGACTACGTCTTGTCTGTAGTTGGGTCTGGGTCTGACGCAGGTAGAGTTCTAGAGAGACTGTCACGTATTAAACGTGTACGTCCTTTGTCTGAGAAAGATGATGCTATAGTAAAGGCAATGGCAGAGGCACAAGGAGATTTCCGTAAGTTTGTTGTAAGACTAGAGGGTATAAGAAGAGGATTGCTTGTCTCACAACTTGCTACTGCTGCACGTAACTTAGAGTCTGCTGTTGTCCGTAGTCCTCTGGAATCTCTAGCAAATGTGTTTGACACTGCACTATGGAACGTATCTAACAAAGGCTATGGTGCAGGTGCTACAGCTTTGATAAGCCCACAAAACTGGAAAGATAGTTTCAATGTACACAAATATATGTTTAATGGTAGACCAGATGAAGTAGCAGGGTTTGTAGATTTAATACTAGATAGACCAGAGTTTGACTCACAATTTAGCAGGATGTTTGATAACCTTAACGAAATTCAAATGGCTCAAGGCAGAGGAAGTGGCACTATAGTAGATAAAATACTAAGTGAAACTGAAGACGTTGTGCAAGCATTGAATATGCCTAACCGTTGGCAAGAATTTTTAGTAAGACGTGCTACATTTTTAGGTGAGTTAGAAAGACTAGTAAAACGTGAGTATGATTTAGATTTGTTGGACGCTTTACAACAGGGTAAATTAAGATCATTAATGAATGATGCATCTGATGTAAAACCTGATAATGCTAGAAGTTTTATTGACTTAATTGACGAGTCAGTAACAAAATCATTAGACGTTACCTATGCAAAGACACCAGACGTTCCTCTGTTCAGAAACATATCTAGCTTTATAACACGTAATGGTTTAACTGTAGCTATACCTTTTCCTAGATTTATGTTTAACTCTATGGAACTCATGGGTCAATACGCAGGTGGTGCTTTAATACCACTTACAAGAAAAATGATGGGGTTGGTAGATCAAAGGTACAGAGGAGCACTTACAACAAAAGATAGACAACGTATTAGCCGTAATGCTGTAGGAGTATTAGGTGGTGGTGGTACAGGGTTAGCTGCACTTAGTGTATTAACAGAGGATGAAGAAGACCCAGAGTCACTACAACAAGCAATGTCTGATGCTCTTATGTCTGTGGCTACCATAGGTGCAGCGTATCAATATAGGTCGGGATTTGCAGGAGATGTACCTGCTAGTTTTAATGAGGTATATACAGGAACTGAAGAAGATGGTACTAGGGTAGTACTGGATATTAAACCTCAGTTTCCTCTATCACAATACATGTACTTAGGAGAGGCTACAAAACAACTAGAAAAAGGAACGTTCAGTGATTTCTTTGATGCACGTGAGTTTATAGAAACCTTTACTGGGTCAAACTTTAGAAGAGGTTCAGGTCACGTTATTCTAGATGAGGTAGCTAATATAATAGATGGAAGTTCAGATGTTATGGCACGAGAAAATGTAGCCAGAGCAGCAGGTAGAGCATTAGGAGAATATTTAGGTACATGGGCAGTTCCATTTGGACAAGCAATTGAAGCTCAAAGAGCAGGTGGTTCTCGTTCTTTGGATTACCTAGATTATAGACCTGATCCTAGTCTTGGTGGATTTGAAACATTCCTTAAAACTGCTAAAAGATATGCCATAGATAACAGGGGTATTAATAGAGGACCAGACCTAAGAGAAAGAGACAGGTTTGGTATATTAAATTTTCTTGGTTCACCAGAAGAACCTGTTGAACAGTCTGATGTACCTAGCAGGGTAGATATATTTGATCCTGAGTCCAGACGTGTAAGACCTATGCAAAGATTACTATTTGGTTTAGGTCAAAGAACTGCTGACGCTGAGTACGCAGAGTACCTAAAGGCAATGGGTTTTGACAGCTATGATTTGCAGAGCAAAAGTAAAGTACCATCCATAGAAAATTTTGAAAACTCTATTTTATTGGAACAGCTTCCCATGATAACAGAAGCTGCCAAAGCGTTTGAGGAAAGTATAAGAGAAGGTTATAAAAATGGTTTGCTTCCAGACGGAACTCCTATGGAAAACCCAGACCTATATAGAAGAAAAATATCTGAAGATAAATTTACAAATAATTATGTAAGGGCATTTGTAGAAGGGCAAGTCAAAGAGGTAAAAGCTTTATTAAAAGATACTGGTTATTCTCAGACAACTCCTTATGTAATGGCTGTTATGGAGTTTCGTAAGTTAAAGTCTAATTTTCAAAAACTGGCAGTACAGGAATATGAAGCTAGGTTTGGAGAGTACCCAGAGATAACAGGAGAAGATGAAGAAAAATCTACGATGGTTTTAGAAACACTAACTCAGATAGCTACATTTCTTCAAGAAAGATTATAACAAAACAAAGGGGGCAAACGGCCCCCTCTTTTTTTACCTAGTGTCTCCACTTCCACCTATTGTTCCCTTGGCTTTACGTTTCTGTAGCTTGGCTAAGTTCTGTGAGGCTATCATACCTAACGTTAAGTTAAGATCGTCAGCCAGTGCAGCGCAGTACCACAGTACATCTCCTATCTCACTGGCTATGTCCTCTCGCCATGTGTCAGGTCTTTTATCTGGCCCATCACGAATAAGTTTCTTTACCTTGTTGGCTACCTCACCTGCCTCACCTGCCATGCCCAGTGCAGGATAGGTAATCTTATGTTGATTAGGATAGATTGCTGTAGTAACGGCTGACCTTTGATATGAATTAAAATCAACCATGTCGTACTTGTCCTTCAGAAACTGCTCTGCCTCTTGCTTTAAGTTCATTCCCCTTTACCCTTTTTAGTTGCTCAAAGTAGGCTTTATTAAACCCACGTAGCCATTCCCGATGCTGCATAGTATCTTTATGGAATGGATTAAACACTCGCCCATGTTTAAAGTCGTTGTAACCTTTCTCGTGTTGAAATTTTAACGGTGCATCATACTTGCCAAGGCCACGTTGTTTGCGAGTTAAATGTTTCATATGCAATCTCCTTATACTAAGTTTACTAATTCTGCTTCTTGATATGGTATGTGAAAGAAGTGCTCATAACGTCCTGCGTTAGATAGCCATATCTCCTTTGCACATTCTTTGGTAAGTTGGTAGTCCTTTATTCTCCAAGCTTTCTGACAGTCTCTACGTATAATATAAAAGTTACAAAATGTTTTGTCACCTTGTAGCTGTGTATATTTATTTATGAGTCTGTGTTTTCTATAGGGTATGCGTATGTCAGCCCAACTAGGATTCCAATCACCTGTCCATTGGTTCTTCATCTCTACCTCACTGTAGTACATGCACCCATTCTTCTCGCTTTTTATATCAAAAGAATAATCTTCTTTCGTATCAAGAATAGTGTGTCCAATACTTTCTAGATAGTTTGTTATCGTTATCTTACCTTTACTATCATTCTCATTATAAGACTGAGGTTGAAATTTTCTATAATATGATCCTTTAATTGGTTCTAACATACGCTTCTCCTTTATGCTCCAATGTCCACAACTTCACAGACATCACCAGTGCAAGCAAATGTTTGACTTGACTTAGTGCTGTCCTCTTTTTCATACTCAGATAACACAGACCAATCAATAGCCTTTGGCATCTGCTTTAGTAATGCCTGATATTCTTCCTTAGTGCAATCCTGATATGGTGCTTGCTGATAAGTATGATCAGAGTGTGGTAGAAATGACACACCTGACATCTCATCAAAATGTTTATACACAAATGCACCTACCTCTAGCCATTCATCGTCACGCACTGTACAGGTCACGCTAGGTTTATGCTCACACCAATGCCGTTGATACATCAACCATGTCTCTAGCTGCTCAACTGCTGTCATGTCATTACGAGTAACAGCTTTGTGCGGTGCTTTCATCGGGAAACTAAACACTGTAGTAGTCTCAGGATTAAACACACATGGTTCAGCAGGTATGCCTTGGTCTTTCATCATGGTTGTAAGGGGGTCATTGTTATCTCCCCTAACGGTTCTAATGTAATACTCGTTATGACGTGCATGTATCCCACTGGCTGAGTCCACGAGTTGTGATACAGTTCCGCTAGGTTTATTGCACGAAATAGCTGTGCTATGATTAATACCAAGACGGTCAGCCCACAGAGCATTAGTAGTAACAGCAATTTTACGTAAGTGTTCAAGTGTCTTGTCCAATCCCTTGTTCTTTGTTGTCATTAATGGGTTGTCCATTACCCCTGTGAGTGACACACCGAGCAGACGCTCTTCTTCTGTATTTCGCTGCCACACTTTTCGCAGGTATGGAAACTTGGTGTATGTAGACTGTATAGTTCCAAGAATTGTAGCCAGTCGTACTTTACGTTCCAAATCTTCCAGACTGTCAGTTGCACGTACAACCACCTCAGTAAGATTGCAGACTTGACCTGATCGTAATATGATTTCGGAACAAGGATTAGTACCGAACTCGTGGTCAGGATCACGCCTACCATATTTTGCAGCTTGTTTCTTAGATGCTTCACGATTAAATATCCCCCTCTCACCTGATTTACTTTCTACTAATGCCAACCACTCACGCATAAACGTTTCTGAATCTGGCTTTTCTGTATACGACACACTGTTGTTAGCTAACGCCCTGTGTGCAGCTTCATTCCACCACTGTCCTGACTTAGCATGACGCATACGATCATCACTAAGGTTAGACAAACTAATCATGGCACTACGTCTGACACCACCTACGACAACTATCTGTCCTATGAAACACATAATGTCGTGACACTCTAGTGACGTAAGCTGTCTGCCTTGTGCATTTTTAAATGTTGCTACCGTAAAGTTAAACAGATCAACCAACGGTGCAGGTCCACTAGCTCTGCCACCAAATGTTTTTAGTCTAGAACCTGCAGGACGTACTCTAGTAACATCCCACTGTGGAATCTCACCTGCCCATAGAAGAGCCAACAATTGACGATAAGACTTAGCCCATCCTTCCTTGCTGTCCTTTACCACAATGGTAGTATCACTATTGAACAGTTCAGGCACTTCGGGAAGCTTGCTAATGAACTGACGCTCTACGCTGAAACCAACGCCAGTGCCACAGAGGAGAATGAACATTGCTTCATCAAAGGCGTGGGGATGGTCTACGTGAAGGTATGAGCAGTTGTACATACAGATGTTATCACGGTCTGCTGCTGCACCTGCTGTCATCATTGCTCTCATGCTAGGCATTACGTCTAAGCTAAGTATAGCATCACGTATTTGATTTATATAACTATCGTCACCTGCAATCTTACGTACAACGTTATCCATGTAACGTTCTACTGTCTCGCTCCAACTCTCTCGTCTTTGTTCTTTCTCTAACCACCTAGCATAACGAGAGGTATGTATAAATGCTTGGTAGTCTGTTGGTAAATAATTGTTCATGCCTACTCCTGTGTAATTATTTTCATGTTTCTAATCTTGATGCCATCCACATCGTGAATGTAATCATGTAATGTGTCCTCTATTTCTGGGTCAATGAAACCGTCCACAGGAACAGGGTACTCTTCTTCGTCAATCTCTAATGTAAGAAATACCTTAACTATCATCAACCACCTCTATTAGTTTATTCAAATACCATTGG